CCCTTACGATGTATTGAAGGGTGCTATCAACAAGTACAGCCGTAGTTCTATGAGCAAGACTGAATTGGATGCATTGCAAGCCCAATGGGATGCATTGCCAAACTTCATCGGTGGTGCTGATGTATTGCCGATGGTTGACAGTTCTGGTTCTATGACCTGTAATGCAGGTGGACACAACTCTAAGAGTGGTTTGTCTTGTTTGGATGTTGCAATCTCATTGGGATTGTACTTTGCAGACAAGAACACTGGTAAGTTCAAGGACACGTTCCTAACTTTCAGTCGTACTCCAAAGCTGGTTACTCTTAAGGGTAACATCAATCAAAAGATTGATCAAATGAACACCGGTGAAGTCGCTAACACCGACTTGAACAAGGCGTTTGATTTGATCCTTAAGACTGCTATAGATAACCGTGTTCCTCAAGCAGAAATGCCAGGTACATTGGTAATCTTCTCAGACATGCAATTTGATGCAGGTGTTTCGCATGATGACAGTGCTATCGAAATGATCGCACGTAAGTATCAAGCGGCAGGCTACGAACTTCCAAAGGTCGTATTCTGGAACTTGAATGCCGCATACGGTAATGCACCAGTTAAGTTTAACAAGACAGGTGTTGCGCTAGTCTCAGGATTTAGCCCAGCAGTTGCACAAGGTATTCTTTCTGGTAACATGGATGACTTCTCTCCAGAGGCAATCATGTTGAAGACCGTTATGAAGGATCGCTACAGCCTAGCGTAAGCTAAATAGTAGTAGACAGACACCTAGTGTCTGTTTTTATAAATGTTCTATATCACACCCAGCCGATAAGACTGGCTCTGTAAGTGAAAAAGATATTAGAATACTTTTAAAAACACCCTAGCAAAACACCGCATATTATTTGAGTTTACACACTCCTCGTTCTTTAATATTAATACTTTTTAGCGCATCTAGGGTGTTTTTTATGCGCTTGACAATAATCCCCAAATAGTCTATAATACTCTAATGAAGGAGAAAAACATGCCTTGGATTCAAAACGTAGCACTTAGCGATATTAAAAAAGGGTTTCATATTGAACCCGGTCCTAATAATTTGTTAATTCAAATTGTTGACACTGGTATGGAGTTTCCAGAACCAAAATACAAATTCAATAGCGTTCATCAGTTTCAATTTCTAGACTTGGAAGAAAAGGATACATGCATTGAACCAGAAATGAAAATTAGTGATGACCAGGCAAAGAGTTTGGTTATCATACTAAAGCAAGCATTGCTTAATCGTAGTAATGTGATTGTTCATTGTGTTGCTGGTGTGTGTCGTAGTGGTGCAGTTTGTGAAGTTGGTGTAATAATGGGTTTCGATGACACAGAAGTTTTTCGTAGTCCTAACTTGCTAGTTAAGCACAAGATGATGAAAGTGTTGGGTTTAACTTATGATGAGAATGAAGCCCACACTATCAATGGTGTAACGTTGGATAGTGGGTTGATTGTACCTAAAAACTATTAAGGTGATATTTGATGAATAAGTTGAGCGAAGATGGTAAAGTTGCTGTATTGTATAGTCCGGGCTTTGGTGCTGGGTGGTATACATGGAACTACCAGACTCCTGAAATTCTGTTTGATCCAGGTATTGTGAGGTTTGTAGAAAAGAAAAAATGGAATGAGTTAGAAACATATGTAACTTTAAAGTATCCTGAAATTTACACAGGTGGCATGAAAGATTTAGAAGTCATGTGGGTACCAGAAGGTACATTGTTTAAGGTAAATGAATATGATGGTAATGAATCAGTTGAACTAAAAGAAAGTGATGATTGGATAATGGCTTAATGACATATATTGTAGAATGTAATGAAATTGAAAAAGAGTTTGCCACACTTGATTTGGCAATGGACTATGCTAAGACATTGGATGCGTTTGTTGTAATCAAGGGTAGTGGATTTGAAGTCGCAGGTAAGTTTGGGGTAGACAGTGTGGAAAACGGTAAGACTCCGGATGGCATTGCATATACCTGGAACAAAGAAAGCCGCATCGGTCGAGTGAAAAAAGAAAGGAGTTAATATGCCGTCAGTATTTTTAATATCAGATACTCACTTTGGTCATACGGGTGTATGTAAATTCACACGGAATGACGGAGTGACCAAATTGCGTCCATGGACTGATCCAGATGAAATGGATGAAGAAATGGTCAAGCGTTGGAACGAAACTGTTCGTCCAAATGATAAAGTATATCACTTAGGTGATGTTGTTATCAACCGCAAGGCATTAAAGACATTACATCGTTTGAACGGTGACAAGGTGTTGATTCGTGGTAACCACGATATATTCCGTGACACTGAATACAATGAATATTTCCGTGAATTGCGAGCCTATCATGTTATGAACGGTATGATATTGAGTCATATCCCAGTACATGAAGAAAGTTTGGGACGTTTTGGTGTCAACATTCATGGTCACTTGCACGCCAATCGTGTTAAAAAACCCCGTGGATATGACGTAAAGACTAGTACTATGTTGTACAGTGATGAAATCGATACTAGATATCATTGCGTATGTGTAGAACAAACAGACTTTAGACCTATATTGTTTGAAGATGTTATAAAACGCATCAAAGACGAAGGTGGGATAGTAGGATTCAAATCAGGAAATGGTCCTACAATGTAAATAGACCCTTCGGGGTCTATTTTTTTGGCTAAATACTATATGAACTATATTGAATATATTGAAAATGTTTGGTTGTATTTGTTTTTATTAATCATGTCCGGTGCCACAGGGTTTGCTTTGGGTCTTTTTATAGGATTTTTTGTGTTATAAAAGTAGCCTAATATAGTGTTATTTTAACGTGTTTGTGTTAGAATAAATATTCTATGCGTAATATATTTGTAACATTATTATTATTGCCACTACTAGCGTTTGCAGGAACACATACAGTAGTGTACAACGTAACAGATGACAGAGTTGTTCAAGGCTCTTTATACTGTAAGGAAGTTAGTATAGCTAGTATTAGTAAACTAATGACAATATACACGGTTTTGCAAGCAGACCAAAACCTCAACGAAAAATTAACTGTAACTGGAAACAAAGTAAATAATACCAAACTAAAGAAAGGTATGATTTTAACCAGACGTGAGTTAATTGACATGTCACTTATTAGCAGTGACAACTTAGCCGCAACGACATTAGCAGAACATTATCCCGGTGGAATGACACAATTTGTTAGAGAAATGAATTATCATTCTAAACAATTAGGTATGAAAAATACTGGTTTTGTGGAACCAACTGGATTAAGTCCTATGAACTACAGTACAGTAGGAGATGTTGTGCAATTAACAAGAGCAGTAAGTGCATTTGCTATTGTTCAGGAAGCGGCACAGACACATAGAGTAATAACTAATCCAGAAACAGTTAACAAAGGGTATAAAGGTAAATCCAAGAAAAAATCTAAAAAAGAACCGATTAAAAAGAAATCTACTAAGTCCACTAAATTGATAAACAATCCAACTAGTAACTATTTTGGACACGAAGGTGTCATAACCATCAAAACTGGATTTACTAATGCAGCCGGGTTTTGTATAACCATGTTGTTATATGCAAACAATCAATTATACAATATAACTGTATTAGGAGCACGTACTAAACAAGAACGTGATGTATTAGTTAAGAAATCACTCAAGGCAATACATCACGCATAATATATGCATTTTATACACAAAGTATAAATACGTATATTATGCTACACTTCATCAAAGACCTCACAGACAAATTTTTAGAATTCATCAAAGACGATCCTGTCCGACCCGAGATATCTAAAGATTTTAGAGTTAGTGATGGCAGAATGGTAGCGGCACTTGTAGATGAAGAACAACCTGAAGCAATGGTTTGTGTTAGCTTCCATGACTTTGTACCCCAAAATGTAAATGATTTGAACACAGTACATGCTCTACCTACTACCGCAGTATTCTATACTATATGGAGTTATAAAGCTGGTAAGGGTCGTGAGTTATTGATTCAAGCAGTTAGAGAGATTCAAAAGTCACATCCTAGTGTTACACGTTTTGTAACATTAAGTCCTAAGACAGAAGTTGCAAGACGATTTCATCTAAAGAATGGTGCTATCGTATTCCGTGAAAATATTGACACGGTAAATTACGAATATGAACAACCAGTCGCAATAGAGTCTGACGCTAAATAATGCGTGGACATACAATTCTTTTATAAAAATAATCAGCATAGCTATAAACATGAGTTTATAGTAGCTAAATTTACCAATGCTATAAAACAGGTTATAGAACTGCCTGATACACTGGAAGTATGCCTATATCCATTAGCTGATAATATTTATGGTGGCATAGATAGAATGCACGTTAATAGGATAGGCATAAATTACAATTTAGACTTTGAATCATTACCTAAAATCCTCACACATGAATTGATACATGTTAGTCAAAAACACTTAGGACATCTTTTAATTAAACCTAATGGTATGTGCTATTGGCATGGTATATACTACACAAAGAAACTTCCAGAAGAAATGACCTATGAAGAATACCACAATCTTCCTTGGGAAATGGATGCATATAATCGTCAGTCAAAAGTACTACAAAAGGCTTTAGAGATCCTTGCACCAACAATTTGACAATAAATCGTTTTGGGTGTATACTAGCGTTCTATTCACTTGAAAGGGCCAATCATGACTTACGACATTGACAAGTTTGTAAACACTAACAAAGCATTTGTGACTTTTGAGGACCAGTCTGACGAAGATGAATCTCAATCTCAATTTGAGAAACTTATTAACTTTGATAAAGTTAATACAGAAGCATACCCTGTGCTTGTTTATGAAATGAATACTAAAGCAGTAGCTTGGTATGACATAGAAATGTTCATGGGATTTGCAAAAGTAGACTAAAAGTATTATATACTCAAAACTTGACAATAAATCAAATTGGGTATATAATACATCTATGAACTCGAAAATCAACCGCAAACGTAGAACAGACCGCAATCAAGTCATCTACTACATTCAAGACAATGTAACACTTGAGTACTACATCGGTTTGACCGCTGTTTGTTTCGCAGGTAACGTGCGTAAGACACTTGTGCGCCGTATGCAAAAGCATATGCAACGTGCTATGACTGAGAACAAAGATTGGGGTTTGTCACGTGCCTTGCGTGACAAGGGTGCTGAGAATTTTGTATTCGGCGTTGTTGAAATTGTACGAGGCAAGCGTCCTGCTCATGCACGTGAGACAGAATTGATTAACACATTGCAACCAGCATTGAACACATTCGGAGTAAAATAATGGACATGATGATTAAATCAACGTCATACGGTGAAGTCGGTATTGACACAGAAGCGAGTCCTGGAAACGGTTCTTACTATGTTAAAATGTACGATGGTTCCTATGATGCTGTGGGTTTTGATACACTAGAGGAAGCATGGGCTGAGTTAGAGTTT